GGGTTCAGGTACGCCATGGGTGCTGCCTCCGATCAGGCGGTCAGGTCGATTTCGACGAACGCGGACGGCTGCAGGATGCCGAAGGCAGCGCGCATCTCGGCGAGGATCGCGACGAGGTTGCGGACGAAGAAGTCCAGGTGGGAGTCGGTGACCTGGATGGTGGCCTGCTCGCGGTCCCACAGGACGGCCTTGCGGAAGTCGCCGACGTACGCGGTGCCGACGGGGACGGCCTCGGTCTCGACGACCGGCAGGTTCCACAGCGGCGATGCGGTGCCGGCGCCGGACGGGCCGCCGAAGTAGAAGCGGGCCTCGTTGTCCTGCAGGAGGTCCAGCGTCTCCAGGTCGACCGGGTTGATCAGGTACGCGTTGGCCATCGACCGGCCGACGGTGCGCACCTTCGTCTTGGCCTTGCGGTATGTGGTGAGCAGGTCGGTGTCGAACGCCTGCGACTGGATGCCGGAGACGTTCGACAGGCCCTCGAAGTTTTCGCCGCTGCCGTCACCCTGGATCATCTGATCCTCGAGTTCTTCCTCCAGGCCGTACAGGAGGAAGGCGTCGATGAGGGTGCGGATCTGCGCCGCGTCGGACAGGGACCGCTTGGTGGCGGGCATCCAGTGGGCGATGGTCTTGACCGCCGTGGTGATCTTCGCCAGGGCGAGACCGGACTCCGGCTTGTAGCCGCCGCCCGCAGCGTTCACCAGTGCGCCGGCACCGCCCGGAGCGGTCGGTGCTGCGGACGTGGTGGCCTCCGCGACGGGGGCGGCGTTGTTCGTCACCGAGGTGACGCGCACGTACTCCACCGTGTCGCTGGTGGTGTTGCCCGGGGTGACGACGTCCCGCAGTCGCAGCGGTCGCTGGAAGAGATCCAGACCGACCTGCAGGCCGCGCCAGTCGTTCTGGACCAGGGCGCCTGCGGAGGTGTCGGAGCCACCGGTGACCAGGCTCTTGAAGCCGACCATCTCCGACTGCACGCGCTGGTTCTTGGCGAACTGGCCGCCCTTGGCCTGGGCGAGGAGGGCCTTGTACTCGGCCGACTCGGTGAACTGCTCGCCCAGCGACTTAGCCTTGTCCGGCAGGTGGAAGCCGGAAGCGGTCTGTCGGCGCCCCTGCTCGTCGGTCTTGGCGTTGAGGGCGATGTCGTCGCCGAGCTCCTCGAGGGTCCGGCGGATCTCCTCGTTGCCCTTCAGCTTCTCGATGTCGGCCTTGGCCTGGGTGGCCTTGGCCATGTGCTCGCGAAGCTGGGTCGTCTCCTCCTCGGTGAAGCCGCGGTCACCGTCCTCTTCGGCGCGGGTGGTGATCTCCCGGGCCTTGAGGAGGTGGTGCTTCATCTCCTCGGAGAGTTCCTTGATGGTCTTGGCCATGTCTCCTCATTCCGTGAGCGAGGCCTCGAGCTCCAGGAGCTCGAGGTCGGTACGCAGACGGAGGGAGGCGGAACCGGCCTTGGCGGCATCCTCGGGGGATGCTTCGCGGGGGTCCGGCGTGGTCTCTTCCTCGGTCGTGCTGGGGGTCTCCTCCGTGGCGGCCTTGGCGGGCGCGGGCTCTTGGGGCTGGGCGGGCGGCGTGGTGCCGCTGGCCGCCGCAGAGCCGGGCTGGCCGGTCTCCTCCGGGGTGTTCTTGGGGGCGGCTGCCTCGCGTGCCTTCTCAGGCTGCGCGGCGGCCAGGACCTCGCCGATCGACTCGTGCGCCGAGGCGAGGAGGTCGTAGTTCGCCTGCGACAGGACCCGGCCGGCTTTCGCGCCGGCGGCCAGATGCTGGGCCTTGGCGGCGAGCAGTTCGGTGTCGCGGTTCACGCCGAGCAGGCACGGGCCTACCTCGTGCAGGTCCAGGCGCCGCAGCTCGTAGTAGCCGCCCCAGGGGTGCTCGTCGTCCTTCACCCACGCGCCTTCGTTGACGTCGTACGCGAAGGAGAACTGGGTGACGCGTCGGCCCTTCAAGAGCCGGTAGACCTGGGCGGCGGTCTCGTTGTCCTCCAGGTCCTCGATCTGCCCGGTCACTTCCAGGCCTTGCAGGGTTTCCACGGCCTTGATGACGCGGCCGATGTGGGAGAACGGATCACTCCACTGGTGGGCCCAGATGACGGGGATGTCATCGCCCTTGGCCGCCCAGTCCGCCAGGGTCTGGGTGAAGGCACCCGGGCGGACGACGTCGCCGATCGAGTCCTCGGTGTCGAACACACTGACCAGGGCGATGAACTGCCCCTCGGCCAGGCCGTCGGCGACGCCCGCCGCCTTGATCTTGGCGGTTACTTCTTTGGTGCGCACGGCGTCAGTCCTCCTTCGCGTAGTCGAGAGTGCAGTTGCAGTTGACGAGCTCTTTCGTCTCGCCCTTGCCGTCGCCCGGCCAGCGCAGGCCGTTGGAGAACACGTCGTCGAGCGAGACCTGTTCGCCGTCCTGGGCCTTGTGCGAAGCACGCGGGTTCTTGCCGCCGGTGCGCCAGATCTTCTTGGTCAGCCCGCTCGCCCCGGCGGCGTCGTGGCCGCCGAAGGAGCGGAGTTCGGTGGAGGCGGTCAGAGCCCGTGCAGTGGCCGCGGTGCCCCACACACCAGCGGCCGACTGCAGGGCCTCCCGCCAGCCGTCGCCGCCCTCCTCCTGCACCAGAGCGACGGCCTCCCGCCCGGCCTCCTCGTGCTGCGCCGCGTGCGTCTCGGCTGCGGCGAGGATCCAGGCGAGCATCACCTCGGCCGACCAGTTCTCGGCCTCGGGATTGTGAACGTCCAGGACCTCCCACGCACCCACCTGCGCGAGCCGGTAGCCGTGGTGGGCGAGCAGCGCCTGCAGCTGCGCGAGCCGGTCCTCCGACCCCTGCGCCCACAGAGCGAGCAGATCCGGCACCTCGTCCTCGTCGGCCTTCGCGCCGGCGGCGACGAGCAGCGCATCGGTCTGCCGCTCGGTGAACGCGACGAGCGTCTTCTCGAGGGCGTCCCGCTCGGACGCGAAGGTGCCGATGCTGGAGGGCCTGCCGGAGGCTTTGCTACGCGGCAGGCTGCGCGCTTTTGGGGGAGCGTCCCCCGGCTCGGGGGCCGTGTCTCGGGGCGACGCGAGGCCGCCCTCGGTGACGTTCATGGGGACGATCAGTTCGTCCCCGCCCTCGACCCACGGGAGATTGATCCGGGCGCGTCCCTCGTTGCGGGTCATCAGCGGGCCGCCCACCATCGTCGACATGGCGGCGGCCTGCTCCTCGAACGAGCCGCGCATCTTCTCGGCGATGTTGAACTCGACATAGATGCCGGTGTTGTCACCGGGCAGGTCCGGCATGATCTGCGCGAGGAACTCCTGCTGGATCATCGTGAGCCAGGGGCCCAGCGTGTCCTGGTACAGGATCTTGTGCTGCTCCTGGATGTTCGAGTACGTCGCGTGGTCCAGGATCCCCACGAGCGGCGGCGGGATGTGGAACGCCGCCGCCACCTCCTCACGCGTCAGCTTCCTCGCCTCGATGTACTGAGCTTGCTCGGGGTTGAAGCCGACGGCCTTGTAGTCCATACCGTCCTCGAGGATTGGCGTACCGCCTTCGGCGCCACCGCCGGAGGAGAAGGCGCGCCACATCTCACGGAAGCGGGCTTTCTCCTTGCTGTTCCAATCCGGTGCGTCGGCTGGCCGGACGATGACACCCGTCATTCGGGCGCCGCCCTTCCACATCGCCGCCCGCTGCTTGGCTGCCTCAGACGACTCCAGGATCAGTTCCCGGAGTGACTCGATCGGGGACTCCCCGTATGTGAGATCGGTGGGCGAGTAGCCGTGGATGTGGACCACCTCGTCCACGTTGAACTTCCGGCCGCCCGCGGTCTCGAACTTCTCCGGCTGGATCCAGTTCCCGCCGTACGGGCGGATCAGCGTCGGCGGAGTCGGCAGGATCCGCAGGCGCCCGTTCAGCTTCAGCTTGATCCCGTACCAGTTGTCGTACAGCGCGTAGTCCGACACCAGCCGTTCGATGAACCGGTACGTCGTCATGCGCGGCAGCGGCTCGTCGAGCAGCTGCACCATCGGGTGATCCCGCAGCCGCTCGCGGTCCGTCTCACTGACCCGCTTGAAGGTGTGGATGCCGAGCTGGGCGATGTTCCGCGCGAGGAAGGAGATGACGGTGCGCACTTGGGGCTGGGTGCGCCAGATCGTCTCGTACTCCCACGGCGCGGCCCGCAGCGACATCGCCGCGTAGGTGGGCAGGACGCCGGCCCCGGTGGTAGCGAGTTCACCGGAGCTGACCACGAACGCCATCAGTCACCCCCGCCCGAGAGAACCTGGGTGAACTCCACCTTGACCCGCTCGACGATGACTTCGCCGTCGACGGGCTGCGGGGCACGGCCGGCCTCGAGGAGCTCGGCGTTGCGGAGGACCAGGAGCGGGCCGCGCTTGGCCCACAGGATCCCCCTGAACGCCTGGCCGGCGAGGTTGACGACAACTCGTTTCCGTACGGCTGTACGGCGCCACGCGAACACAGCAGCCTCCCGCTCCGGCCGCTACACGACCATGATTTCGTCTTCGTCCGCGTACCGGGACTTCCGGCGCGGGGGCCTGGCGATGACCTCCGACATGGCCGTCAGCAGAGCGCTGACGCCGTCGATCTTGTCGCCGCTGTTGGCCTTGTCCGGCTTGACGTTGCCCGCCGGGTC